GTTAAGCGGAAGGTGGTTTTTCTCAAGTCGAATGAGGTCCTTGTTCCCCGTCTGTGTTCAGACGGTTATGGTGTCAAGCCTCGGACTATTGTCAATGTTCATCCAACCCTTCAAGTTTTGATCGGTCCTTGGACGTTAGCTTTGTCTGAGTATCTTGGTACTATGTGGAGTGGGGAATATGGTTATCCAATAACCTCCATCAGGTATCCTGGTAGGGGGAAATGGATGTTCTATCCTTGTTATGCTTGTGGGAAGTCGCCTGAAGAACTTGATTGGTGGTTAGCGGGTGCTATTGCTCGGTCTGCTGTGCCTATGACGTGTTCAGTCATAGTATTGGGTGATGACTCTTTTTGGGTCATCAATGATGGGAAGAGAATATACTTCGGAGAGAATGATTTTTCGATGTATGACCGTACCCAACACCCACATGCTATGGCTGCTTCTTGGGAGTTGTATTCTTATTTTGGGATACCTTCACATGTAATAGATAGAATTCGTGATATCTATTACATGTATCCTATTGTGCGGTTTCATAAAGCCCAGGTGCACGCCACTATTAAGTGTCCCCCTCAAAGGGACACTGGTGGTGCTGACACCTCTCTTGGCAATTCTATTAATAATATTGTTGCTTCTGCTTGGGTCGTTGCCAACCTTTTGAATGTTGGCGACGTCGATGAGTGGAAGTCGCGGTATTTATTGATGGGGTTTTCTGCTAAAATGAGGCTTTTTGATACCGTTTTCGAACCCACCTTTCTGAAAGGAAAATGGTGGCTCGCTGCCGATGGATATCGTCTCCATTGGGCTCAACTTCCATCTCAGATCTTAAAGTTTGGAAAAGTCATGAATTCACCTGCCTTCATTGGCAAGACAAAGGATCGTTATGTGCAATACCAAAGAGTTGCTTTTGTAATCTCTAAGGGGTTGCATATGATTCCGAATGTCCCTATTTTGCATGACTTTTTAGAAGTGTATTCGGCTATGGCTGGAGACACGTGGGAGGACGCTGAGGTTGCCACCGCGAGGTGGCTCCGACATGAACGCAGTCCATATTATCCATTACGGAAAATACCTGTCGTTCTCGACTCTGCGCAGGCTTTGCTTGATATACAGAGTCGTTATAACCTCGATTTGCAGGATATTGTAGGGATGCAACGTGTTTTGCGCTCCATCAAATCTCTTCCTGCTTATGTTTCCCACCCCTCGTTCATCACTCTTATGATGACCGACTACGCTTAAACTTTAGGTTTATGAAGGTGTCATTGAAATGCTGCAGATAAAAGCTACCTTACGGATGACTGAAAGACTCGCCCTGCTCTTGGTGTTAAAAGAGTACCACACCCTAGCCAGGTGTGGTTGTCCACCGGAAACCTAAAATCTATGAATTATCAACAATTCAAAGAAAAACATGCCGCAAAATATTCTGCTCTTAACGAAGCGGAGAAAAAGGCTCGCTTTCAGGATTATCTTCTTAATAAGACCACGTCTTCGAAGAGTCCGAAGAAGCGCCAAAAGGCTGCGCGTAAAGTAATTAAGGCATCTAACCTTATGAACTTCACTACACCGTATCTTTCTGAATGTGCATTAAAATATTTGTCTGCCCGTCTTGACCCGTTTCGTCCCGTTGAAGGGGCGTGCGTTCCTGACATTTTGACTCTCCTCTCTCTGAAAATGACCACACGTGCCCGGGGCACTCTGGTTATTGGCACTCAGGGGGTCGGGTTCGTCGTCATGGGCACCTGGGCCCCGACAAATGATCTTGCAAACGGCTTTTACACCAATTCTACATATGCCCTCGGTAATTTTACCGTTGGTGTACCTGGTGCAATTGCCATTCTAAATGATTCGATGTTCGCGTTTGTAGGCGGTAGTACAGCTAAACAACAATTTCGTGTTGTTGGCGCTGGGGTG